GTACATCATGTCTTCGAAGTTGTAAATAATCCCATCATTCGAGTGTTGGACAAGCGGGTGCTGGCTGGGGGAGAATGTGGACGAAATCAGGCGCAGATAATTTCCACTCGTATCTGTCCACTCGTACCATCGTTGCAAGTTGACATCGTACACTAAAGTCTTGTTGACTGAAGGTACTGTGAGCCCGTACCACTTGTGGCCGGACATCTTGGCTGTCCAGGATTTAACTCCTGCAAAATCTGCGTCTTCGAGCAAGCGGTCTACGGGAGCGGTTGAAATCTGAATTGCTTTGAGCCCTGTCATAGCCATGACGCTGACAGAGCCGCTTCGAGCCTGGGCTACCCAAAATAGTGTACCTTCCATTTCTTGCAAGGTGCCCGCACTACGACAGCCCACACTAACTTTTGCACCTTGGACAGACGCAAGCGGAGAGCCAGTCGCATTGCCAGCATCGTAGAAGACTTCGACACTCCACTCTTTAAAGGCAACTACGTAAACAAGTTGTTTCGCCAAAGCCACACCGCCGTCCGGTTCAATCTGGGCTTTGATCAGATTTGTCGGATCCCAAGTCTGGGGATCGTTGATAGCCGAGCCGTAGATATTAGCTTTAATATCCATGACATAAGTTGTGCCATCCAGGTAGGCTGAGCCCTTCACAGCTGCGGAAGGGAAATCGGTGTCGGTCACCTGCACCAAGCCGTTTGTAGTGTCGTAAGTATACGCCTTGACACCATTGTTCATAAACAACTTGGGGGTGCCGCCAAGACACGAGCTGAAAGCATATACACCATTAGTCGTATCTACAGTGCCAGATACCGCCACATTACCCTTAAAGAGCTTATCCCCCCAGATTGCGTAAACCGCGCCTTCCCAGTAGAATATACCCAAACCGGCAGCCGGTGTGCCACTGTTGGAATAGACTTTCAAACCAGGACGCTTGAACACCATAACAGACTCTTCGGAGATTTTCTCCAGAAACCCATTGACAAGGCGGGCATCGCGGTTGGTAGTCTCATCGCGGTTCTCTGGCCCAATTACCAGAGGCAGGCGAACAGGCTGACGGTCGGGCATATTGGTTACTCCGAGATAGCTTCTAAACGGGCTACACGAACTTCGAGGTGGGTAATGCGGCCATGCAATTCATCCTTGATATCTTGCATAGCTACCGACATGGTTTCAAGTTTGTCGTAAAGCTTGCTACCAAGCCAGCCGATGATGCAGGTTAAGATTGCGAAGAGTGCGGCAACAAGTGAAAGAGCAATGTTGAAAAAAGCTAGAGTGTCCATGACATTACCTGAAAGAACTGGTTGCGTAAAGACCGCGCTGATCGGGGGCGAAGCTTGTCGAAGCATCTTCGACATCCCAGTCTTCGAGCATATGCCGATAGTACAAGGCTTTGCTTTCACAGCGTTGCATAATAGGTGAAGGCTGCCCCGTGGCTAACTCGTCTGCAAGCCCCCAGCGCAAGGCCATAGCCCACTCAATCGGAAAGCCGTCGCTATCGGTCAGACTAACCATGTTGGAAGCTTGGGTTTCCGTAATAACGTGGGCAGTGCCAGTGGCTGCTTGTACATCGGGCACAAGCCAGAAGTGTACAATCAACTCTGCGGCTTGCTTGTCCACGAAATACGAGTTAAGCTGGCCTGTTTGAGTAACCTGCGACAGGCGGGTATACTCTTCACGGGAGAGGCAGACAAGCGGGCGTCGGATACTATTCTGGTCAAGGTTGTATGCCTGGATAATCCGCAAAGGCTTAGTCATAGCAACATTGCCAGTAGGCGACATTGTGTACGTACCTCGCCCGACAACCAGCGGAATAGCAACATCTTGAATGAGAAACAGCTTCAACCCTTGCGTCTGCCACAGATTGACCATATCGTTAAGGCGGGAGAGCCCGTCGGCATACTGCTCGCCGTTAGGCTCGTCCCCGTCTTGAACGAGCCCCGCATCCTTATAGGCTAAACGGATTAACCGCTGCGCTGTGTGGAATGTCGGGGCGGCGGTCATAGTTCTGGCCCTTGCTTAATCAGGTCTAACAGGATGGTGAACGTCTGGGTGCCTGAAGAGTATCCGGTTGTTTTAACCAGAATGTCACCAGTCTTGCCCGCACCTGCATTATTATTGATACCGCCAGAACGCTGTTGCAGAATTTCGCCACGACCGGCGAGAGCTGTCAGTACCACGTCCGTAGTCGCATCCCACAAAAGTTGCACACCGATTCCGTCTGAAATCGAGTATTCAATCTTGTCGACGCGCACCTGAGTCGGGGTCGGCAGTGTGCCACCACAGTTCAGCGCACTAACGTCAACAGCAATGGTAGAGGCCAGATCACTAGTATCCAGAATACCAACCAGCTTGACATTGACATTACGTGCGCCTTCCTGGATGACTTCCGTAGTAAATACGTTAGCCATGACTTACTCCTTATCGAGCGAGTTCGTCAGATACTACGGCGAAATCTACAGTCAGGGTCTTGGCAGCAGCCGCGCCGGTCACGACTTGCAAGACGGGGGTTAGAACCACAGTCGGCAGAGTTGGGGTCACGCGGGTCTTGAGAACGCCGTCCACAAACACTTGTAGTTCCGAACCGTTGTAGTACCAACCAAGCTCCATATAGGAGGTATTCGCGGTCTTGACACCGGCGGCAATGGTAGTTTGAACCGTAGCAACTTCGGCCACCAAATTAACAGTGGTCGAACCGGACGCCTTGGAAAAATACAGACCGTTGTCGGGGGCAGCAGCGTCAGCCAAACCCACCAGCATCGAGGAGGCAGAGGCATCACCAAGCTTCACACGGAAACAACCCCAGGCTTTCTGACCAGAAACAAACTTAAAGGCTTTACCGGCCAAAGTCAGAAGGGCGGAATCGGCACTTGTAGTCGTCGTGGTTAGGACAACCGCACCGCCTTGGTCAGAACCGAGGGCAGCGGTCGGAGTACCGACACCGGTCAAACCCCAGCTTGAGGACAAAACATGAAAGTCATCGGAAAAAACCTGAACAGCCAAACCTGCGGCAGAGCCGCTGTGCACCGGATCTTGTACCGGAAGTTGGCCGAGAGGCTTGTCAGAGGCGACGGTAGTTGCGCCAAAGGTAAAACGAACGGGAGAACCCATGATAATTCCTTTACGTTGATAGTCAACGCCCGAAGGCGTAAAGGTGGTTGAGGGTGCTGCTGTCTTACGGTCGGATTATATCTCGATAACCCGCTCGTAAAACAGCCCCGACTGCGCGGGGCTGCTTCGTTTGGCTTACGGCCCGTTGGAGCCGAAGATGCCGCGAGGATCGGTACAGCCGACCGACAAACGCATATAGGTCGCAGCCTTTGCGTTCTTGGTGTCGAAATCGTTGTCCTGATCGAACATCGGGCGATCACGCCAGAACAGTGTCATACCGTTCGGGCAGTTCGTGCGAACGAACCAGGCGTGGGGGCTGGTGAAGTAGTGGTTCATCTTGATGCCCTTCGGGAAGGCATTCGTAGCGTTCAACACGTTGATGTTGTTGTTCGCTGTGTTAGATTGAAGCACAGACTTCAGGATGCGGTTGGCATTATACCACTCTTGGCGAGAGATATGCAGCGATTCCGGCATGATGTTGATGAGCAGGCCGCGGTCGTTCTGCGTACCCATGATCTGGATGCACAGATCTTCCAGAGCAGCTTCCGACAGATCGGCCGGAGGGTTCAGCGCGTTGCTGTACGTACCGCCCGAAGCGTTGGTGTGCGCAGTGGAGATCAGAGCTTGGCCGTCACCAGTGGTGAAGTAGCTCGACGAGAAGGCGTTGTTGTACAGGAAGGCGCCGACGTTCTCAACCGTTTGGTTGATCGAGAAAGCGTTAGCCTTTGCACGACGCATCGACACTTCTTCGTACAGGTTATCGCGCAGTTCCTCGTAGGTTACGATGTAACCCAGCGAATACGCGATATGCGTGTACGTCGAGATGATGCCTTGCAGTTCCGAGTCATACGACACCGGAGCACCTTGGCCCTTGACCGGAGCCAGACCGAAGCCGGTCACCTGAACATCCTGCTCGTAAGCCTTGTCCGAATCTTGTACATCGTACAGATCCGTGTACTCAGTTGCGTGCTCGTTGTACACCTGACCCCAGATTGCGTGGACACCTGGCCACAGCAGTTTCGGGTGGGTGCTTGTGTTAATTACACCTGCCATGTTACTCTCCCGTTATACGCCAGCCGTACCAGCGGCCAGTTCGTGGTTGTTGATTTTGACCAGCCACTTGGCGTAGGCGCCAAATGCATTTTGCTGGCGACGGACGAGGCCCATCAAACGGACTTGCAGGGTTGCGCCAGTACCTTCGCCGGAGTTGTCAATCTGCCAGCCCGATTGGTAGCCGTTGTTAGTACCAGCCAGCAGGTTTGCGTTCAGACCAACTTCGGCAGCGGTCAGGGCAGTGCCCGTACCAACTTCCTGAGCTTCGAACAGGATGTTCGGGTCGTCAGCAACCATGACATAGTAGTTTTGCGACTTGGTGGCGGGGATAACGGTGGTGTTCAGGTTGTTCGGGTCGGCCATCAGACCTTCCGAAGTACCGCAACCAACGATAACGCCACGAACAGCATTGCCCGCACCGGCAGTTGCCAGAGTCACGCCCGGAACACCATTGGTGTCTGCCGAGCCGCTCGAAGCTACAGGGTCGCCGATTGCAAAGGCGTTTGCGTCAGTGCTTGCAATGAAGTAGAGACGGGCTTGGCCGTTCCACGGAGCGCCGTTCAGGTACTGTGTAGGCCACAGACCTTTCGGCTGGTTTACGTTCGCCATTAGGATCTCCTAGATTTGCGAGTGAAGAGTTCCGCGACGTTCTTCTTGTGGGCTTCTGGGACATAGCGATTTTCCGTTCCATTCGGATTACTGCCAACGTCCGCACCACCACGAAGGGTTGCCGCGATCTGTTCGTTCCTATCTTCAAGTTTGGCTTGATCTTCTTCCCACCAATCCAGACGAATCTTCATCAGGTACAGGCGGTTTGCTTGGCCGTCCTGACCAACATCTTGGCCAGATACGATACTCACTCGTGTTCCCATGTCTGTGCTGCCGTCTGCACCCGCATTGTCTGCGAGCCCGAAGTTGTTTACTTCGACTTCACCAGGTTCGACAAATTCGTAACCTGCGGCAAGAGCCTGGGAAATTCGGCCGGGATTCCCGTTCATCCAGTGTAGATGATAGCCAGGGAGGTCAGGAACCGACAGCTTCTGCTGCGGTAGTGACATCGGAATACGGGTACGCTCGGCTTTGGAATCTTTCACCAGCGAGGGATTGACTTGATTAGTGGCTTGTGTCATGCTTGTTCTCCAAATACCATGTCAGCATAGTACTGACGCCATGCGGCTGTGTCCTTGAAGGCGCGGCCTTCACCTACGAGCTTCTTGGCTTGACGGTCGCAAGCGGCTTTGGCATCGGCATCCAGATCATTGTATCCTTTTTTGCCGCCACCGGAACCCCCACCGCCGGAGGGTCGTCCGGAACCTACTTTCGAGGTTGAGGGTGCGCCGCCGCCAGTGCGTTCTTCCATAACCGAAAGCACCTTGTCGAAGAAAGCCCGACCTTGCAAACCGTCAAACTCTGGGTCAGCTCGCAATTCTTGGGCAATACCCATAGCCCGCAGAGTCTTGCGATTGTCCTGACCGAACCATTTGTTTTCACTTACCCAAGCCTGGAACTCAGGGTCAAGCGCTTGCTGCTGTTGCTGCTGCTGAGAGGCCTGACGTTGTTGCTCGGCGGCTTGCGTAGCTGCGGCATCCAGAGCACGTTGCTGATCTTTAATATCAGACAATTGGTCGGTAAGTGTAACCTCGGCTTCAATGTTGCCATCTTCTTTCGCCTGCTTTAACTGCGACAGCACCTCGCGCTTGGCGCGTTCAACAGCTGCTTTTGTATTGTCCATGTGGACTTTTTGCAGTTCCGAAATCGACTCTTGCGACGCCGTAAAAAGCTGTTGCAGCTTTGCCGTCTCGCCACGCAGACGCTCGACCTCACCTTCAAGGCGACGGTTGGTAGCCTTCAAGATCGGCATCACAGTGTGGCCGCGGTCTAAAAAAGTTTGAGCATCTACCCAGCGGGTAGCTTCGCCACGAAATTCTTCTTGCGGAACCCAACCTAGCTGGCGGGCTTCCTGTTCAACATTCTCACTCATTTTCGGCTCCTTCAATTAACTGACAGAAAATATCACGATCATTCACAAGACGGTAGCGCTTACCATCCAGAGGCCCTATTGCCATGTACCCAGACATTTTGGAGACCAAAACCTTGTCGCCTGGCTTGGCGCGCGGAGGTTCGTCCGGCCAGCAAGCTGGGCCAATTTCCACAACCACGGCACGCTGTTCGACCATCAAAGTTTTATCTCGCACCATGTCTGGCATTACGATAAGAGAATCCACCTTCTCAGGCTCGTAGTGCTCGACCAGCACCGCACGTCCCAGGGGCTTTAAACCGCTTGTGTTATTCATCAAATGCTCCCAGAATTTGCTCATAATCCATAGCGATTACTCGTTCGGCCACACGAATCCCGCCAATAGCGCTAGCGTTCAGCATATGCGTAGCGTACTGAGCTTCATTCGTAAATGCGCCTGCGGCCCATTGATCCTTAAGCGTCTGGATTTCCTGCGATAGCAGGGAGTGTAGTGCCTGTGTAGCTGGGTGTTCCAGCCAATCCTGAAACTCCTGTTCCGTCGGAAGACGATTCAGTTGACTCATTACGTTTCTCCATTGTCTTTAACATTAACTCTACCCGGCTGCGCAGGGCATCGTCGTGGGCTTTGAGGGCGCCGATTGCAGTTTGGAAAGCTGCAATCTCTTGCCCCCGGTCTACTCCGCCAGCCTCGGCTAGAAGCTTGGCGGATTTTGCTTCGAGCTCCAGGATCTTCGCCGTATTCAAGCGGCGTTCTTCCATCATCTCCATAGCAAACTGTTGCATCTCAGCTTCGAGAACCATTTGCTGGCCTTGAAGCTTGAGTTGCGCTAACTGAATTTTCTCTGGTATGCCTTGAGGAATCTTGTCAGGCCCTGGGTACAGAACATCAATGCCATCAACGTGCAAGGCGCGAAGCAGGTTGCGCTCTACTTCGTCAATCTTATACCCAGGTGTTGCCATTGCCTGCTGCTTGATTGTCATGGCGAGCTGGATTTGCTGCTGGTTAGAAGTCACGTCGGGGTTGGCAACAGGAGTAATCTGGTTCGAATCACCGAGGTAATCTTCGCGCAGAATCTTCTCACCATTCGGCCCGAAGGCTGTGGTATTCGGCAAGTACGTCCGGTTGAGGAGGTAAAGCTTCTTATACTCTTCTTTCATGGAACGCCAGACACGCTTGAAAATTGCGTTGAACAGCTTGAGGCCTTGTTCCATCATGGTCTGGGTGGTCTGGGCAGGAGTGTTCTGGCCGGTACTCTCCCCGACCAGCGTATCCGTTGTGCCCGCTACACGGTTGGTGTAGTTAATCAACAGACTCAACAGGTTGAACAGCACTGCCGAGGGTTCGCGGGTTGGTAGCGGAAAGATTGACTTACGTAGGTCATCGCCGGTACTGTCTACACGCTTCCACTCAAGTGGGGCAAAAGTGTAAACACCGCCACGAATCTTTGCGCCACGCCCAAGGAAACCCCCAGCTGAATTACTCATCGTACCGGCGTCAATCAGCTGGTTAAGCAAGCTGTTTGTTGATTCATTCAGCGGGCCAAGTAGAACTCCGAACCCGATGTCGTAGATTCCACCATCAGGACTCGGAATAAAGCCGTACTTGGTGAAGTATTCTGTAGGGTTGATGCGGACAATACGACCATAACTGTTACGTTCAATAGCTTTATCCGAATCAAACCGTGTAACGATGCGAAGAACACACTTAGAACTTGCTTCAATCGTGACAATGTACGGTTCTCTGTAGCCATCCCCGTCGAGATCGAGCAGGCAGTGCTGTTCCAGCGTGGTGAACGGGGTGTCTTCGTCACTAGCAGGAGTGTCTTGACCGTCGCGGGTATTCTGACGTGCTGTGGTCTGGCCAGTCTCAGGAACAGCAACTTGTGTATACCAGCTTTCTCGTGAAACATCGCAGTAAATACCTGAATGAATCCCTGAATAAATGTCATTCCGAGTCAGCGGGATAACATGGGTTTTGCGAGAGGCAGATTCTACACTCTTCGCGTAGTAATCCAGGACAAGATCCTGTGCCAGTACCAATTCCGACACGTTATGTCCGGCCTCCCCGGAATAATACGTCTTTTTGAAAGCGCAGCCTACAATCGGTACGTTAATCAGCAGGCGATCGTGCTGCTCTTCCCAAGCTTGATCTTCGTCCAGCAGTTGATAGGACATATGCTGGCCTATTCGCAGGGCACGTGCCTTGAGTTCACCAGTAGGGTCGTCGCCAACCACCCGATATTTCACCAGATCGGGGTCGGTAACAATGGCTGGGTAGGCGCGGGAGTGAAATTGCAGGGTTGCGATGGTGATTAAAGGGAAGGCCACGTTAGAGCACCCCGCCCATGGGAAGTTTTTATCCTTTTGCACCTGCATTGCAAGGTCCATAGCGGCTTGAGTACGCCGTTCCCACCGCCCACGGGACTGTTTATCCTTATTATAACCGTCCCACACCCAGTTTCCAAGGCGAGTCAGCTCGCGGTCGGACAGTTTTTCCGCTAAATTCGGGGAATCAATTGTTTCTTTGTCGAGCTTAATCTTAGTTTCAAAGGTCAGCATATCAGTATCCTGTTACAGTTGACCGCCCGACGAGTTTTCGAGGGTCTTGTTGCATCATTTCAAGTTCATCTTCGTCAATGAAATCTTCCTCATCGGCAGCAGCCATGAGTTCAAGACCCTTAACCAGGATGGCGGAGGAATCGAATTGGTCATCTTGCACAGCATCTGATGTGCCGGTGAACCGTAGCAGCTCTTGCTCATACGCAGGCCACCACGTTGCGGAAGTATTAAACCGGCAACTGCCGGCTCTCATGCGTTTCTGGAAGGGGCGGCCGCGGGTGGCCTTGTCTCTGGTTGGGTTGATGGGCAAACAGTTGAGCCAGATGTCCCGTTTGCGCATTTCGTTGTATAAGCTAGGGGCGATGGCTTTCCAAATCACCCCGTCTTCTACGAAAAATACTTCTGGGTTCCAACGCTGCTGCACATCGAATAGCACATTCATCCATTCGAGGGTATCCCAGCGGCCAGTGTACTGATCAACGAAGTGCAAAAGGTTTCGCACATCACGTCCGCCAACAGTAAAGGATGTACGGTTAGCTTTATCGGCTTTGGATA